GCGGGGGGCGGGGGTGGGCCGGGGGGCGGTGGTGAAAAGGGGCCGGAAGTGGTAGGGGACGGATAGGGGGGGGGGGGGGGTGATCTGTTCGTTGGCGCGGGATATGGTGCGGGGGGGGTTTGTGGTGTCGGTGCTGGGGGACAGACGGGCGGAGGAGGTGGCGCGGGGGTTGGTGCAGCGGCTGGGGTTGGTGAAACGGTTGGATGATTGGACGCGGTTGACGCTCAGGGATGGGGATACGTTGCTGGAGGTGGGGGTGAATCAGCGGATGGAGATTGCGGAGGTGACGAGGAAGCCGACGTTGCAGATGCACCGGAATTCTGATGAGTTTGACAGGTTTGCGGATCCGGTGCGGGCATTCTGGTGGGCGGATGAGTTGTGGGGGGGGGATCAGGCTCCCCCAGGGGCGGTGTGGTTTGCGGAGTGGCAGGTGGTGCACGCGCGGTGGGCGCACGATGAGGGGAGCAGGTATGGGAGGCCGCTGTTTGCGAGTGGGACAGGGTCGTGGAAGCGGATCACGGAGGGGGAGTTGGATATTGCGGTGAGAAGGAAGACGCGGGCGGGGATGAAGTATGTGCATATTCTAGAGGGGGCGGATGAGGCGGCTTTGCAGGCGTATAAGGAGGCAAATAAGGACGCGCTGAATGATCCGTTTGCGGCAATCGCGGATTATTTTATGAACGGCGCGGGGCGGATCGATGTGGTGCAAGGTGATGCGCGGTTGGCGGAGATCGGGGATGTGATGCATCACATTCGGACGTGGTGGTTGGATAGTCCGGTGCCGATGTCGTTACTTGGATATGGTCAGGACCTGAACCGGGATGTGTTGAGGGAGCAACGGGAGCAGTATGAGCGGGCGTTAGAGCCGCTGACGGAGTGGGTGGAGGATGGGTTTGTACGGCCGCTGTTGGAGTTGCAGTGGCTGTTGCAGGGGATCTGGCCGGGGGGATTGGAGTATGAGGTGGAGTGGAAGGCAAAGCAGCCGGTGGCGGCAGGGGATGTGCGGGACGTGGCGGAGGCAGCGCTGCGGTTGAAGGCGCTGGGGCTGCCGGAACCGATCATTTGGAAGGTGCTGGGGCGGTTTCTGCCAGGAATTGACGTGGAGTCGCTGGTGGGGGAGGCGGATGCGGGAGAGGGAAGCGCTGGGAGGCTGGCGGATGTGGCGGATCGGTTGGGGAGTGGGTATTAGGTATTGGGTATGGGGGATTAGATATTGGATATTGGGGATATTCCGGTGGAGAGGGTTTGGGAGGCGCAGCAGGCGGGGTTGATGCGGTTGCAGTTGTATTTGGTGGGGAGGACGCACCGGCTGTTGAATGGGTTGGTGGAGCGAGCGAGAGGGGTGTTGTTGAAGACGGGGGGGGAGGAGGGAGGGTTGGATGGGCTGGGGTTTTATCAGGTGATGCAGGTGCTGGAGCGGGAATGGGGGGAGGTGTTTGCGGAGTGGTTGGGTTTGTTTCGGGCGTTGAGGTGGGAGGGGGGGGCGCTGGCGTTTGGGACGTTGGCGGTGTTGCACAATAGATATTTGATATTAGGTATTGGGGAGCGGGCGAGCAGGGGAGCGGGGGGGCGGTTGGAGGAGCAGGAGGGAGGGAGGGATTTGGAGGGGGGGGTGTTTGAGCCGCAGTTGAAGGCGGTGTTGGATGCGGGGGAACAGAGGATTTATGGGGATGGGTTGCAGTTGAGTGAGCGGGTGTGGCGATTGGAGCGGGAGGCGCGGGAGGGGATCCAGCAGGTGTTGGCGCGGGGGGTGGCGGACGGGGATAGTGCGTGGAATATTGCTAAGGAGTTAGAGGGGTTTTTGGGGCCGGGGGAGGAGTGCCCGAGGTGGACGAGGACGAGGCTGTATGGGTTGACAAAGAAGGAGATTGCGGCGGGGGACCGGAGGGGTTTGTATACGGGGGATGAGTGCGCGGGGCAGGGGGTGGCTTACAAGGCGCTGAGGTTGGCGCGGACGGAGATTCAGTACGTGCATCACCTGGCGTCGGATATGTTGATGGCGCGGATGCCGTGGGTGGAGCAGGAGCAGGTGTGGTTGTCGCCGTCACATCCGGTGGAGGATATTTGTGATGATGTGGTGGGGGGTGGGGAGGCAGGGGATGGGGTTTATCCGAAGGGGACGATTGTGTTGCCACTTCATCCTAACTGCATCTGCGGGAAGTCGGGGGTGTTGATGGATGCGGATGAGTTTGTGGGGCGGTTGCGGGGGTGGATGTGGGGGACGGAGCCGTGGGCGGAGATGGATGGGTATACGGATTGGCTGGGGGTGGGGGGAGGGGAGTTGGCGGGGGTGAGTTTGGCGGTGGGGATGGCGGAGGCGCTGGCGGTGTGGTTGTGGGGGGATGAGGAGGCGTTGGACGCGCGGGTGGGGGAGGCGCAGTTGAATTTGCCGGGGTTTTAGGTTCTGGTAAGGGGATTACTGGGTATTGGGTATTAGAGATTGGGGATTAGGAGAGAAACCAGGTTTTGCGGAAAAAACCTGGTTTCGGGAGAGGGGAATATGAGGGCGGCGATTAAGGAGGTGTTGGAGGGGGATGGGACGCTGGCGGGGTTGTTGACGGGGGGGGTGTGGGCCGGGACGGAGATCAGCCGGCAGTCGACGGCTGCGGCGTTCGACGATGATGGGGAGGTGAGGCCTTGTGCGTTGGTGCGGTTGGAGACGGGGACGGGGTGGGGGCCTTATTCGACGAGTGGGCGGTTGTACGTGGTGGTGAGTTTTTATGAGCGGAGTGGGTATGAGGTGATTGATGCGGCGCTGGAGAGGACTTATGTGTTGTTGCATCGGAGCAAGGTGGGAGGGGATGGGGTGTGGGAGGTGACGCACGCGGATGACGTGCGGGATGAGGAGGATGGGGCGCTGGGGTGTTCGATGGCTTATAGCCGGTATGTGGTGACGAGGTTGAGATAAGAGGATATTGGGGATTGGATATTGGGGATTGGGGATTGGGAGAGAAACCGGGTTTTGCGGGAAAAACCCGGTTTCAAGAGGGGTTTTATTTTCTGGCCCATCATTTGGAGCGGGATGGGTATGGGTATAGTGGGATCAAGATTGTGGAGGCGCTGCGGGGGTTGGGGGTCGAGGTGGAGGAGGTGGATATGCTGGATGAGGAGGGGAGATATACACGGTTCGGGGAGCGGGGGTGGGCGGTGGCGGGGGTGGCGGTGGCGCTGTGTGTGCCGGAGTGGTGGCCGGACATTGGAGCGCGGGGGTTGGTGGGGTATACGATGTTTGAGAGTACGCGGATGCCGGAGGAGCGGGTGAGGTTGATCAACAGGTGTGCGGCGGTGTGTGTGGTGCCCTCGTCGTTTTGCGCGGAGACGTTTCGGGAGATGGGGGTGGAGGTGCCGATACGGGTGGTGCGCTGGGGGGTGGATACGGGGGATTATCCGGTGTTGGGGCGGGAGCACGGGGGACGGCCTTATACGTTTTTGTGGAATGGGACGCCGGACTACCGGAAGGGGTGGGATCTGGTGTACCGGGCGTTTTGGGCGGCGTTTGGGGGCAGGTCGGAGGCGCGGTTGGTGATGCATTTTCGGGCGATGCCGCGAGGGCTGACGGGTTGCAGGGATACAAATGTGGAGATCGTGGGGGGGCTGGTCGAGCGGGCGGAATGGCGGCGGATGTTGGGGGAGGCGGATTGTTTTGTGTTCCCCTCCAGGGGGGAGGGTTGGGGGTTGCCGCCACGGGAGGCGGCGGCAACGGGGTTGCCGGTGATCGCGACGGCGTGGAGCGGGCTGGCGGAGGAGATCGAGGAATGGGGGCTGGCGCTGAGGGTGAAAGGGTTGGTACCAGCGGCGTTTGGGCAGTGGGAGCCGGGAGAGGTGGGGGTGTGGGCGGAACCGGACTTTGAGCACCTGGTGGAGTTGATGAGGTGGTGTTTTGAGCGGCGGGAGGAGGCGGCGATGTTCGGGCAGCGGGCGGCGCGATGGTTGGGGAGGTGGGGGACTTGGGAGCGGACGGGGAGGGGGTTGGGGAGGGTGTTGGGGATTGGGGATTAGGGTGCGGTTTGTGGGGTCGAAGGTATTGCGAAGGAGGGGGGAAAATGGCGGTTAAGTGGGGAGATGTTTACACAAGTATGGCGACTGAATACGAGATCCTAGCTACCCATTCGTTCCACCCGCCTGTCGTGAGTGCTGTGATTGCGATGGCAGAGATTTGCCAGAGACCGGTGCTGGAGGTTGGGGTTGGAAGTGGCGCGTTCACTGTCTTCCTGGCCCGGGCCGGGCTGGAGATTGTGGGTATTGACACTGAGCCTGGGATCGTCCGCATGGTACGCGAGTTGGTGAAGCAGAATGGGCTGTCCAGGACGGTGAAGATCCAGCGGATGGACGGGTTTGACCTGAAATTCAAGGCTGGCGAGTTCTCCGTTGCTTTCAGCCAAGGATTGCTGGAGCATTTCGATGACGAGGAGATCGCGAGACTACTGGCTGAACAACGCCGGGTGGCAGAGCTGGTTGTGTTTAGTGTGCCGTCGGTCACATGGGTGAACCCGAAGTTGGCCGATGAACGGAGGATGTCGCTGAATGGGTGGAGGGCTGTTCTCGATGCCATTGGGGTGGAGGATGCCGATCTGGTGTCATACTGGAACGACTGGATGATTCTCGGCCTGGTACCCGGATTACCTGGAGGTAATGGTGACGGTGAGGCAGAAGGCGGAGGTGTTTGTGAAGGATACGGTGGGGGGGTGCAGAAGGTGAGGAAGAAGAGGGAAGAAGGGAAAGAGGAGATTGGGTATTAGGGATTGGGGATTGGAGGTGAGGGGATGAAGGTGCGGTTTGTGGGCCCGAAGGTGGTGCGGCGGGTGGTGGGGGAGTATGTGTGGGGCGAGGAGACGGGGTTTGTGCAGGAGTTGGATGTGGAGTTGGCGGCGAGTCTGCTGACGGCGCCGGAGGGGCGGTGGGCGGTGGAGGGGAAGGTGCCGGCGGTGGAGGTGCGGCAGTTGGCGGAAGCGTTGGGGATTGATCTGCTGGCGGCGGCGGTGTTTGTGAAGGATATGGGGGGAAGGGTGCAGAAGGCGAGGAAGAAGGTGGAGGAGGATATTGGGGATTAGGGAAATGGTTAGTTGGTTGGTTGGTTAGTTGGTTGGTTAGTTTGTTGATAGGAGGTGTGTGATGCCGTATGGGGATAAGCCTTTTGGGTTGCGGGATGTGAAGTTGACGAATATTGCGGGGGATACGCAGGTGGATCTGCCGGCGAGCCGGACGTTGAGTTTTTCGGAGCGGATCCGGAGTGGGGAAATGACGGGGGATGACTCGCTGGTAGCGGTGGTGGCGTTTGCGGAGGCGGTGGAGTGGTCGCTGGAGTCGGGGGGGATCTCGCTGGAGGCGTACGCGCTGTTGACCGGCCGGACGGCGCTGGAGGCAGGGACGACGCCAAACCAGACGATGACGCTGACGGGGTCGGCTGGGGATGTATTCCCGTACATCAAGATTTACGGGAAGAGTCTGGGCGAAGGGGATGATGATATTCACTGCAAGTTGTTCAAGGCGAAGGTGACGTCGTTGGAGGGTTCGTTTGGTGAAGGCGAATTCTTTGTGACGTCGTGTTCGGGGATAGCAGTGGATGATGGGAGCAATGGGATCTATGACTTCGTGCAGAATGAGACGGCGGCGGATCTGCCGGCTACGTAGGTTGGGTATTGGGGATTAGAGATCAGGAGAGAAACCAGGTTTTTCGGAAAAAACCTGGTTTCGGGATGGGGGGATGATGGCCGAGGAAAAAAAGCCAACGGATGAGGAACGAAAGCCGACGGATGTGGGAGCGTGGCGGGCACAGCGCGAAGAGGGAGAGACGGTGGTGCTGCCGAGTGGGAATGTGGCCCGGTTGCGGCGGGTACACATTCTGGACCTGGCGGAGCGGGGAGAGATTCCTACTCCGTTGGTCGGCATAGTCGTAGAGATGATCGGCAAGGGCGAGATTGAGATCACTCCCGAGAATCTGAGTGAATACGTGGAAGTGATCAATCTGGTGGTGCAAGCATCGTTTGCGGAGCCGGAGGTAGGGAAGGAGAGGGGACCAGATCGGTTGGGCATCGAGGAGATCGAGATGCCTGACCGACTGGCGGTATTTCAATGGTGCCATCCGGTCCGGGTCAGGCTACGCAAGTTTCGTCCGCAATCGTAGGGCGTTGTGGGAATTGCATAATGTGGCTGCGGCTTATGGCCAGCGGCCGAGTGGGATTCTGGAGGTCGAGGATAGTTGGTTGGCGTACCAGGTGGATATGGCTTGTCTGACGTTTGGGCGGTGGGTGGAGGCGCGCTTGGCAGAGAGAAGCAGATGGGGGAAACGGTGGCGGCCTCGGTGGCGGTTGGAGGAGTTGTTGGAAGAGTCAGAGGGAGCGGGTGAGCGGGGGAGCAGGGGGGCGCGGGAGCGGGGGAGCAGGGGAGGGTTTAGGGGGGCGCGGGGGAGGGGATTGGTGCGGCGGAAGGTGCGGATAGGGGAGAGTGGGGTGTGGTAGGGGGGTGGGTGGATAGTTGGTTTGTTAGTTAGTTGGTTGGTTTGTTGGTTAGTTGGTGGGGTGGTTGGTTCTGGGTAGGCGACTTATCGGAAGGGGAGTAGGGGGTATATGGAGGCGGTACGGAGGGTTCAGCCTGGAGGCCTGCCTGGGCCTTTACCCTTCAGCGGGTGGGGTACCAAATGCCAGGTATACCCTCTCTCGCACGTACCGCCTGCCTGCGCAGTTGTATTATATAACAAGATGGTGGTCTTGTCAATTGGGGAGTAGGGAGTAAGGAGTAGGGAGTAAGGAGATTGGGATGACTTGTGTTGTGGGGGTTGTGGAGGGGGAGAGGGTGTACATCGGGGCTGATGCGGCGGGTGTGAATGGATGGGAGGTGCGCGAGAGTACGGTGCCGAAGATGTTTGTCAACGGGGCCTTTGTGATTGGGTACACGACTTCGTTCAGGATGGGGCAGATCCTGCAGCACCATTTGCGGGTGACGCCACAGGGTACTGAGGATGAGATGGAGTATATGGTGTGCACGTTTGTCGAGGCGGTACGGGGATGTCTGAAGGAGTATGGGTTCTCAAAGGTCGAGAACAACGTGGAGGAGGGTGGGTTTTTTCTGGTCGGGTACAAGGGCAGGTTGTATGGGGTAGAGAGGGATTTTCAGGTGAATGCGTCGGCTGACGGGATAGAGGCGATGGGGTGTGGACGGCAATATGCGTTGGGAGCTTTGAGGGTGTTGGAGACTATGCCGGCCAGGGAGCGGGTGGTGCGGGCGTTGGAGGTGGCGGCTTATTACAGTGGGGGGGTGATGGGACCGTTTTCGGTGTTGGAGAGTAGGAAGTAAGGAGTAGGGAGTAAGGAGTAGGAAGAGGAAGTAGAATGAGTGTTACTTTTAGTTGGACGAGGTCTCCTGATGAGCTGGCGAAGGAGATTGAGAAGTATGGCAAGCGGGTGGAGGTGGCGGTTGCGGCGGTGGCGGGGTACGTGGGGCAGAAGATGCAGAATGAGGCGCGGCGCGGAGGGTCTTGGGAGGATCGGACTGGGGCGGCTCGGAGTGGGATTTTCTTTGCGGTGGATGGGTTGGGGGTGGGCACGGTTGTGGGGGAGTTGGGCCCCGAGAGAGCGAAGGCGCTGGCAGCGAAGACGGATGTATTGGTGGCTCAGGGGAGTGATAGTATTCTGATCCTCACGCTGGGCCACACGGTGTATTACGGGAAGTTTTTGGAGTTGGCGCACGGGGGGCGGTATGCGGTTATTATGTCTACGATCGAGCGGAATCTGCCAGGGTTGCAGAAGATGTTGCAGGATCTGTTTCGGGGATAGGGAGTAAGGAGTATGGGGATTCAACTGGGGAGTGCGACGGGGAAGATCGTCATTGATGCGGGGGGGGTGCGGCAGGGGGTGGGGGAGGCGACGCGGGCGCTGGGGGATATGGGGAAGATGGGCCAGAGTATCCAACCGCTGGGGGCAATACTGGCGGGTGTGGGGGCGGCGGGCGTGCTGGCGATGAAGTCGTTTACGTCGCAGGCTGTTGGGTTCAACAAGCAAGCGGCGATGATGGAGGTGGCGGCACGCAGTAGCGGGACGGCGTTCGACGATTTGCACGATGCGGCGGTCCTGGTGGGTGGTGATACGCGGCTGGTGGGGGTGTCGGCGACCGGGGCGGCGGATGCGATCACGGGGCTGTACAAGGCCGGCCTGACAACAGCGGATGTGTTTGGCGATCTGAACGGGTATATGGAGGATGGGGCTGAACTGGGGGGGACGCTACGCGCTGCGATTGACCTGGCGGCAGCGAGTGAGCTCGATATGGCGGCAGGGGCAGATGCAATCTCCGTTGCGATGGCCACATTTGGATTGGAAGCGGAAGATGCTACGGACATCGCGGATGGGTTTGTGCAGACGGCGGATGCGAGTGTGGCGAGTGTGTCCGACCTGGTGGCTGCGATGGTGAATGTGGGACCGACTGCGGCGGCGTTCGGGTGGAAGATGGAGGATGTGAACGTGGCACTGGCGCTGTTGAGCCAGCGAGGTATTGCAGGCGCTGAGGCGGGCACGGCGCTTAAGTCAATGATGACCAATCTGATGAGCCCGACGGATAAGACGCAGGAGGCTTTGAAAGAACTGAATATCACGCTGTACGATGAAGCGGGCGTGATGCGGAGCCTGCCGGATATTGCGGGGCAGTTATCGGTGGCGCTGAGCGGGGTCTCGGAAGAGCAGCGTAACCAGTACGTGCAGACGCTGGCGGGCACGTACGGGATGAAGGCGATGAATACGTTGCTGGCGGAGGGGACGGGGGGCTGGGAGGAGATGGAGGGAGCGATCGCGTCGGCCTCCACAGCGCAGGAGATCGCGGCGGTCCAGGCAGAGACGGTGGCGGGCAAGATGGAGGCTCTTGAGGGCGCGTGGGAGACTGCCGGGATCACGCTGGGGGAGTTTTATCTGCCGGCGTTGACCGAGGCAATCGAGGGGATGACGGGGGTGGTCGAGGGGTTCAATGCGATGAAGCCGGCGGCGAAGGGGGCAACGGCGACGCTGATTGGGGTTGGAACGGCGGTGACGGGGGTGACGGGGGGATTTATTTTGCTCGCTCCACGGATTGTGACGACGGTGGAGGCATTGGGGAAAGTAGGGACGTTCGTGGGTGAGACGTCGCGGGCGATGAAGTTGCTCCAGGCGGGGATACCGCTGTCTCAGATTACAGCAGCGGGATTTGGATTGCAGGGGTTGGCGGCCGCGGCTGCTGCCGCTGCTATTCCGCTGGCTGCGCTGATCGGCCTTGGTGTAGGAATCAAGGCGACGTTTGAGGCGCACGAGGAAATAGTGAGTCGGACATCAGAGGGGTATGTATTTTATGAGGAAATGATGCGTAGAACCGGGCAATCGGCCAGTCGTCTCAGTGAGGAGGAATGGCGATTGACTGGAAGTACGGAGGCTGTGGGTGTAGCAACGAGCAGGCTGGCTGACGGCTGGGCGGGGCAATATTCACCGGCAGTGATACGGGCGCAGAAATTGACGGATGGGTGGATGACGACACTGAAGGAAACGGAAAGCGGAACGGAGGCGGCTGCTGCTGGAATGATCGAACTGGCCGGCTCGACGATGGAAGCGTCAGAGGCGTTGATGAATTATCTCGAGGCAGCGGGTGAGTGGACGGATATGTTGGAGGTGCACGAAGAGTATCTGACGGACCGGGAGGAGCTGATCCGCACGGCTGAGGAGGAGAGGACAGCGATCGAGGCGGAGTATGCGGGGCAGCGTTTTGCGACGGTACAAGCGACCGAGGCGGAGATCACGACGTTCCAGGTTGAGGCGGCGGCGGCAGAGGTGGCAGCAAGACGGAGCGTGGAGAAGGCGAAGACGGATGAAGAGCGGGCGGCGGCGGAGTTGCGGTTAGGGCAGTTGCAGGGCGCGAATGCGCAGAAGTTGGCGGCGATGCAGGGGCATACGGTGATGACGGAGGGGATTACGCGGGAGGAGGCGGATAAGCGGATCGCGGCGGTGAATGAGGGATTGGCGACAGAGATGGCGAGTTTGGAGGAGGGCTGGTCTCAGGAGAGGGAGGAGTTGCGACGTCACTTTGCAGAGATGGAGGTGGCGTATCTGGAGCACAAGTTGACGTCGGAGGAGCTGAGCGGGGAGGAACGGGCGGCGATAGAAGGGGCGATGAAGGCGATCCAGTTGCAATTTGGGCTGGTGACAAAAGAGGCGATGACGATGACCGAGGCTCATGAGACGCTGCGGGGAGCGGTGACAGACCTGACAGGGGTTGAGTATGCAAAGATGATGGAGGATTGGCAGGCGGCGACGGAGGATGGGACTATCTCGGCAGAGGAATTGCGGGGGATGATCGAGCAGGTGAATGACGAGGTGGCTAACCGGTTGTTGGAGTTGTTTCCCGATGCGGCAAATGCATTAGATGATACCAGCAGGGATGCTGAGACGCTGGGCCGCAATATGAACGATTTGGGAGTAGAGGTGCTCGAAACAACGGGGGACGTGGGGAATCTGACAGAGAAGTTGTTGGAGATACCAAACAGGATTGATATTGACATTTATTACAACTATCACGGCAGCCCACCAGATGTACCTCCATCAGGAGGAGGAGAAGAAGAAGAGCCGGTTCCGCCGAATGTTCCCCCAATGCAAGCGGGGACGCTTTTTGTGCCGAGGACCGGGCTGGCTTTTTTGCACCGAGGCGAGGCGGTGTTGCCTGTGGCTGATGCGGCAGCGTATCGCCAGGCAGTGGGTTCCGGTTATGGGGATTATCGGTCGTATCCGGTGACGGTGCAGGTGGAGCGGGTGGGGGATGAGGTGGATATTGAGGTGTTGGCTTACCGGGTGGCGGAGGTGATTGCTAGAAGAGCGCAGTAGGGAGTAGGGAGTAAGGAGTAAGTGGTATGGGGCATTTGTTGAGGTTGACGGATGGGACTACGACGGTTAGTCTGACCGGGGGGCCGATTTACCGATCGGAGTATGTACCGCGTTCGCCGAATGTTTCTACGGTGGAGTTCACGGCGGAGTCGTTGCGGGATGGGGGGGAGTTGTTTGCGATAACACGGCGGAATGTGGTGGAGACGGCGGAGGTGGTGATCACGGGGAGTACGACGGATGAGATGAGAGGGTACGTACGGACGATCGAGGGGTTGTTCCGGCAGGCGGAGGAGCGGCAGATGCGGGGGGTGGGGGCCCGGGTGTACGTGGAGTTTCAGCCGGGGGAGAGTGGGGACATTTTCCGGTCGGAGGTGGGGTATGGACGGGTGGAGCCAGGGAAGGAGACGTTGCGGTGGTGGCCGGAGATGGCGATGGAGGCGGCGATTGTCTGGAAGAGGCGGTTTTACTGGGAGGGGCCGAGGGTGCAGTTGGCGTTGGCGAACGGGGGGGGGA